GCGAGCCTCGATCGTGCAGATCGCAGGGATCGTGTTGGTGAGCTTCTCTCTCGCCATGTGGCGCCCATTCATCGGCGGTGTCGCCGCTGGGCTGCTCACGATCGTCTACGGCGTCGCGATGGAACTCGGATAGGGAACGCCGGTGCTCGGTCGACTGATACAACGCGAGCGGGCGGCAGACCCGTCCTACGACGGCGTCTACTACGCGCTGCCAGGCGGCTGGGGGCTGACCGCCGCGGCCTACTCGAATCAGCACGGGCTCGAAGACTCGCTTCGTAACGCCGCCTCGTGGGCATGCATCCGTGTGCTCGTCGACGCGCTCGCACGCACGCCAATCACGGCAGTGCGCGAAGTCGGGAATGTGCGGACGCCTGTCGAGCCGGTGCCGAGGATTCTGGCGCGGCCGTCGTCGATCGTGAACGTGGACGTGTGGCGCGCGCAGAACGCGTTCGGGCTCGTCACCGACGGCAACTCGTTCGGCCTCATCAACGACACGGATCTCGCGGGCCGGCCGACACAGATCGAGCTACTCGCCTCCGATGATGTCACCGACCGGAAAGTGATCGGCGGCATCCCGCAAGTCCACATCAAGGACCGCGGCAATCACAAGCTCTACCCGTACGGCGACATCTGGCACCTGCCAGGCGACATCGTGCTCCCCGGCTCGCCGTTCGGTGTGTCGCCCCTCGGATATGCGAACAAGACGATCGGCACGAGCCTCTCGGCCGAGGACTTCGCATTCTCGTTCTTCGCGGACGGTGGGCATCCACCGCTCGCGATGGTGAACGAGTACGAGATCGACGACGACAAAGCCGCCGACGTGAAGAACAAGATGCGGACGATGCGCGGTTCGCGCGAGCCGATGGTGTTCGGCAACGCGTGGAAACTGCAGGAGCTGCATCTCGATCCGCACGAAACACAGTTCATCGAACTGATGCGGTTCTGTGTCGAGCAGGCATGCCGTTTCTGGGGTGTGCCGCCGTCGATGATCTTCTCGTCGATCTCTGGTCAGCACATGACGTACGCGAACGTCACGCAGGCCGACCTCGGATTCTTGAAGCAGGCCCTCGAAGGCAAGTTCGTCCGCCTCGAAACCGCGTTCACTGAGATTCTGCCGGGTAACTCATACACCGCGCCGTCGGTGCCGAACACGATCGCCTTGTGCGACCGGAATGCGGTGCTGCGCGCGGACGTGTCCGCCCGGTACGAGGCGCACGCCGTCGCGCTGCAGAACAAGTTCAAGACGGTGAACGAGGTGCGCGGCGAAGAGGGTGATCCACCTTTCCCCGACCCCGAGTTCGACAAGCCGGGGATCCCCGGTCAGCCGCCGCCGATGACGGCGCCGGCGTCGAAGATCGCGAAGCCGAGCATCGACTCGGGCAACTAGCGAAGGACACGCATGACCTATCCGACCGAATCGCTCGTGCGCGCGCTCGGCGGCGCCGAAGCGATCTCCTTGCGTTCCGCCGACGCCGAAGCCGGCGGCGGCAACACGCTCGTCGGACAGTTCGCGGTCTACAACCGCTGGACCGAGATCAACAGCCCCTACGAGGGCCACTTCATGGAGCGCGTCGCCCCCACCGCATTCGAGCGCGAGTTCGAACGGATGGACAAGATCAAGGTGCTCCTCGACCACGGGCACGACCCGACGGTCGGCAACAAGCCGCTCGGCGTGCCGAAGGTGCTCGAATCGCGTGACGGCGGCGCCTACTACGAAGTCGATCTCTTCGACGCAACCTACGTCAACGACCTGACGCCGGCGTTCCGTGCGGGGCAGTACGGGGCGAGCTTCCGGTTCGGGATCCCGCAGGACGGCGTCGAGATCGACGACACGCCGCAGCGATCGGATCACAACCCGAACGGGCTGCCCGAGCACACGCTGACGAACATCCGGCTCTACGAGTTCGGACCCACCACCTGGGGCGCCTACGCCGACGCGACCGCCGGCATGCGCTCTGGCACCGACGAGTTCGTCGAAAGACTGCTCGCCGACCCCGTGTTCCTCGCACGTTTCGTCGAACGTGCGGGTTTGAAGAACGTCGAGCCGATGCTCGAAACCTTGCGCGCCGCCGGCGGCGAGGACGACGCAAAGAAGGAAGCCGAGTCGGACGCTGTCCGCACGGCGGAACTGCAAGACATCGTCGCACGGCGCGCCGCAATCGCGCGTCTGCGCTAACTCACACCGCCGAAAGGGCGCTACAGACATGGCAGACCGTCACTCCCAGATCGTGGAGTCACTCTCGACTCTGCGTGACGAGATCAAGACGATGGGCTCCCGTGAGGACGCGTTCACCGACGCCGAGAAGGCCCGCTGGGAAGAGGTCAACACCCAGTACGACCAACTCGACGCCGAGCGTTCCGAACTGGAAGACCGCATCGAGAAGGCGCAGCGCGCGTCCCGCACGCTGCCCGAGTTCAAGGGCGCGAAGGCCCGCGACTTCGAGCTTCCGGACGAGGTGCGCGACATGGAGCGCGTCCCCGGTCCCGAAGCTCGTGCCCAGGCGATGGACATCGTCGAGCACTCGCGCGGCTTCGTCGCGGACGACCACCGCGAGTCGGTGACCCGCCTGTTGGAGAAGCGTGGCACGGTCGGCGACAAGGTCGCCCGCCTCGCCATCGCCACCCACGGCGAGGAGTACCGGGAAGCGTGGGCGACGTACCTTGCCGGCCGTGCGCCGACGCCCCGTCAGAGCATGCTCTTGGAGCGTGCGATGACCGCGGGCACCGGTAACACCGGTGGCTACTTCGTGCCGCTCTACCTCGACCCGACGATGATCCTGACGGGTGCTGGCACCTACAACGCGATCCGCCAACGCGCGGACGTACGTCAGATCAGCACCCTCGTGTTCAACGGTGTCACCGCCGCGCAGATCACCGCTTCGGAAGTCACCGAAGGTGCTGCGTTCAGCGACAACGCACCGTCGGTCGGTCAGATTCAGTTCTCGATGCTGAAGGCGGGCGCATATGTCCCGGCTTCGTTCGAAGCGTTCGAGGACATCGAGAACCTGACGAACGACGTGACCACGTTGATCGCCGACGCCAAGGCGAACTACGAAGGCAACCGGCTCACCGTCGGCGCCCCGTCCTCGCAGCCGACCGGTGTTGTCACCGGCGTGTACAACGTCACCGCTTCGCGTGTGTCGCCCGCCACGGGTGGCGCGTTCGTCGTCGGCGACGTGTACAAGCTGCACCAGTCCCTCGACCCCCGGTTCCGTCGGAACAACGCGGCACGGCGTGCGTTCATCGCGAACGTGGCGATCATCAACACGATGCGCCAGTTCGCGACCGCGAACGTGTACCACGCGTTCCTGACCGACCTTGCCGGCGGGCAGCCGCCCAGCTTGCTCGGCGACTCGCTCGAAGAGGCGTCGGACATGAGTTCGACGGTCACCACCGGGAACAAGATCCTCCTCTACGGAGACTTCTCCCGCTACCTGATCGTCGACCGGATCGGTCTGACGACCGAGTTCATCCCGAACGTGTTCGACCAGAGCACCGGCCGGCCCTCCGGTCAGCGCGCCTGGCTCGCTCACTGGCGTTGGAACGCCCAGCCCAGCGACCCGAACGCGTTCCGCATCCTCGTCCTGTAGGACGCGGAGCACCGAGAGCTAGGGCGGTCCCGCGTCGCGTGCGCGGGTCGCCCGCTCCTCGCCCTTGCCGGGCGTGGGACCGCCCTACATCAAAGGAGCACCACATGGATCTCGTACGTCCGAAAGAACCGCTCGCAGTCGAGTGGGACGGCATCCCGCAAGTCTTCAACCCCGACCGGCTGTTCGAGCCGCACCACCCGCTCGTCCGGAAATATCCCGACCGGTTCACCGAGGCTGTCCCGCTCCCGCAGGACATGGTGCCGGCCGGCCCCGGCCTCACCCGCACGCGAAAGGCCTAAACCGGCGGCGCGACCTGCCGATAGGGCAAGCATGCGGAGTAACGACGAAGCCCTTCAAGCGATCCTCGACGCGATCGACGATCTCGACGACGTTGAGCCCGAGCCCGACCATGACTTCCGGAACCCGAAGTCGGCGTTCGACACCTACCTGCACGCATGAACCGGGCGCAGCGACGCGCGGTGGAGCGCGGCAAAGTCGAACTGCCGGCCCGGCAGGAGCTTGTCTGTGTCGGCTTCTGCCATCCGCACGGCACCACGCAGCCGCTTTTCCAGCGGTGCCTGCGCGGCGTCTACGCGTACGAATGGCTCGGACGGGGCGCGCGCGGACAGCAGATCCGCCTCATCGACGAGTTCGACCACGAGGCATCCAGCATCCACGTCCCCGACGCGCGCTGCACCATCGTCCAGAACTTCCTCGCGCATCCTCTCGAACCTGAATGGCTGTGGATGGTCGACGACGACGCGACGTTCGCACCGAACATCCTCGACCGGTTCATGGAAGTCGCGCATGCAGACGAGCGTCCCATCGTCGGAGCGCTCGCCTACGGCGTCCACCCCAAGCTCGACGACGACGGACACGAACAGTTCAACCAGCAGCTTGGTGCCGACTGGGAACTGTTCCCCACGATCTACGTCCCGAACGATGAAGGTACGGGAACAGGTATGTGGATGGACTATCCACGCGATCAGCTATTCCCGGCTGTATCTACGGGTTGCCATTGCTTCGTCGTACACCGTCGCGTACTTGCCGATCCGCGATGGACTGAAGAACCACATCCTCTCCCGTGGTTCCACGTCCAGTACACCCGCGACAGGGTCATCTCGGAAGACCAGTTCTTCTTCCTGAAGGCCGGCGCGCTCGGCTACCCGCTCCACATCGATACGCGGATCAAGACCGGGCACATCAAGTCGTACGTCGCCGAAGAAGACCTGTACGAACGGCAGCGGGCGCAGCATGGATCTGACTCCTGACGGCGTCCGCTACATCACGAGCGTCACCGAACGGGTCGCCCGGCCGTTCCATTACCGGTGGCTGATCCCGAAGCTCTGCCGTGACAGGGCGCTCTGGTGGCATCGCTGCACCTACTGGTCGCTCTGGGCATGCTTGCCGGCGCTCTGGTGGTACATCGGCGGCTGGCACGGCGTCGCCGCCGCCGCCGCGTTCACGGGCCTCGCGGGGCTCTGGCAGTTCAATCGAGCGCACCCGGTGCTTGTTGATGCGCCGGCAATGCTGCTCGCAGTTCTCGCGGCGGACGCATGTCGGCACGGCCTCTGGCCCCTCGGGTTGGCGCTCGCGGTTGTCGCCGGGTGCATTCGTGAGACATCGCCAGCGTTCGCCGCGATTTTTGCCTGGTCGCCGATCCCGCTCGTCGGTCTGATCGCACCAGCAATCCGTCACCTCCAAAAGCCGGGCGCCGACCCGTGTCATTTGGAGTGGACGCTCGACCATCCTTTCGCCGCATCGCGCAAGTTTCACGCGGGGATGCCGTTCGCCGCATGGGTGCTCCCGTGGGGTGCAGCACTCCTCGGACTCGCACACCCGTCCTGGCAACTTGCAGCGGTGCTCGCACTCGCCTATGGGCAATGTGCTGTCGCAACCGACACGGTGCGTCTCTACCAATGGGCTGCGCCGGTCCTGCTTGCCGCGGCCGTCACGGGCCTGCCACTGCAAGTCCTGCCTCTGTTCGTCGTCGCGCATCTCGCGAACCCGTTCCGAAGTGAAGGCGGATGACCGACACCTCCGATCAGTACATCACCGAGCAGGAATTCCGCGACTACATCAAGACGCCGAGCGGCGACAAAGGCAAGAACGAGATCCTCGGCGCGATCTCCGCAGCGTCACGGTCGGTCGACAGCTTCTGCGGGCGTTACTTCAACCAACGCGACGAGACGCAGTACTTCTCCGCGAACCCGAAGGATCCCAACTGCCTCTGGATCCTGCCGCTCGACGACATGGATCTCGCAACCACATCGGGACTCACCGTCAGCAGCGAGACGGGCAATGACGGCACCTATCCGCTCTCGTGGACGGTGAACGTCGACTTCATTGCCGAGCCGATCAACCAGTCGCAGAACGGCATCACCCCCTGGCCGTACACGAGCCTCCGCTCGATCGGCACACACGTCTGGCCGATCCGGTTCATCGAATGGCAGCGGCCGACCGTGAAGATCGTCGGCCGGTGGGGCTGGCCGGTCGCACCGCCCGATCCGGTGAAGCGTGCGACCGCGATCATCGCGAACCAACTGTGGAAGCTCGGCGAAGCACCGCTCGGTGTCGCCGGCTGGGGCTCCTACGGCGACATCCGCGTCCGCGAGATCCCGCAAGCTGCATCTCTTCTCGCCCCGTACCGCAAGGTCGGCACGATGGGCATCGCCTAGAGCGGGCGCCATGCGCGCCATCACGGATGACGGACAGACCCAAGGAGGGGTCCGCGCATGGACATCAAGGACATCCGGCAAGGCATCAAGGACACGCTCGAACAGATCGACGGCCTCAACGTCGACAACCTGCGCGACCTGATCGTCCCACCAGCCGCGATCGTCGTCCCCGCACCACCCTTCGACCTCGACTACTCGGCCGGCGACCTCATCCCGCAGCAACGGCCCGAGTTCGCAGTACACGTCTTCGTCGCATACGTCGACAATGATGGCGCCCAGGACGAGCTTGACGAGTACCTCTCGTCGACCGGGATCCGGTCGGTCAAGGCTGTCCTCGAAGCGAACAACACGCTCGCAGGACGTGTGTCAGATCTTCACGTCAAAAGGCTTCAGAACTACGGCGTCACGTCGATAGCTGATGGTGGAGTGCGCTACCTCTCTGCCGAGTTCGCAGTCGAGATCTATGCCTGAACCGAACATCACGGTCTGCATGCCGACCATCCCCGAACGGGCTGCGCTGCGTGCCGAGGCGATCGCCTCTCTCGAGATTTCGACCCACCCGATCCTGTTCCTCCAAGGCGAAGACACCCAACACAACGGTGTCGTCCCCACGATGAACGCACTCGGGAACTGCGTCACCACCGACTGGCTGTTCGGACTCGGCGACGACGATCTCGTCGACCCCGACCACTTCGAAGTCCTGTCCTACTGGCTCGACGACGACGCGGACATCGTCTACACATGGTGTCGCGTCGAGGGCGCCGGCGAACCCGACCAGTTCCAGGTCCGTTGGCAGACCCACGAGATCGGCTGGGACTACCTCCGCATCGCGAACTTCATCCCCGCGTCCGCAGCGATCCGCACCGACCTCTGGCACGAACTCGGCGGCTACCGCGAACCCGACTGGACTGAACACGAAGACTGGGACTTCTGGGTCCGCGCGCTCGACGCCGGCGCCCGCTTCCGCTGCGTTCCCGCGGTCACCTGGACGTACCGTCTCAACGCCGACTGGCAGCACCTTTCGACCGAACGTAACGCCCGGTGAGGATCCTCGTGGTCGCGCCGGGGCCGCACTTCTCGGTCGCGGACGTGCAGCGCGGATGGACGAAGGCGCTCGCCCGGCTCGGGCATGACGTTCGCACCTACAACCTCGATGACCGGATGGCCGTCTGGGGTGCCGCCGAGATCGGCGGACACAAGATTGACCCCGAGACAGCGCTCCGCTGGGCGATCGAGCCCCTCGGCGCCGCCTGCTACCTCTGGTGGCCCGACATCATCTTCATCGTCTCAGGCTTCTTCATCACCGACGATCTCTGGGAAGCCTGGAAGACCCGCACCCACAAGACGGTGCTGCTCTGCACTGAGTCCCCATACGAGGACTCGGGACAGTTCGAGAAGGTCGCGAACTACGAGCCCGACGTGGTGCTCCTCAACGACCCGCAGAACCTCGAAGTCTTCTGGACGATCCACAAGAAGTGCGTCTACGTCCCCCACGCGTACGATCCCGAGATCCATTCGCCGGGGCCGGCACTGCCCGAGTGGGCGTCGGATCATGTATTCGTCGGCACGGCATATCGCAGCCGCCTCGACTTCTACTCGCGCTGCGACTGGCGTGACATCGATCTGAAGCTCGCCGGCAACTGGGGACAGGCCGAAGGCACCTGCCTCGAACGGTTCGTGATCCACCCGATCGACCAATGCTTCGAGAACGCCGACGCGGTCCACCTCTACCGGTCGACGAAAGTTGGCGCGAACCTCTACCGGGCCCGCGGCACTGAAGGTGTCGGCGAAGCCGGCGACGAAAGCCTCGTCGAGGGTGTCGCCTGCGGGCCGAGAGAAATTGAGCTTGCGGCGACCCGCACCTTTTTCCTACGGGAACCTCGCGCCGAGGGCGACCGGCTGTTCCCGTTCCTGCCCACGTTCACGGAGCCGGCCGAATTCGGCGAACTGCTCCGCTACTACCTGAAGCACGACGAGCAGCGTGAAGACGCAGCACGGCGGGCACAGGAAGCGATCGCTGATCGCACCTTCGACGCGCACGCGCGCCGTCTCATGCAACTACTCGACGACTAAGTCGAACCACTGTCCACGGAGGGACACAGCACATGGCAACAGGTACGCCGCGCGCGGGTACGAAGTTCCGGATCATGGTCGACACGTCGTCGGCCGGAACCGGCTCGGCCGTCACGCTCACCAGCAAAGGCAAGGTGACCGTCGACCAGTCGGTCCAAACGTACGAGACGACCAGTGGGGAAGACCTCAACCGCACCTACGTCGTCGGCCTCCCCGACGCGAAGGGCACCATCGAGGGCCAGTGGGACAGCGCGGACAACAACGCGTACAACCTCTACGGCTCGACCGTCCCGCGCAAGTTCTACTTCTACCCCGACGCCGCCGACAACATCGGCAGCTATCTGTTCGGCACCGCGTACTTCGGCGCCAAGATGGATGTCGATGTGAAGTCGCCGGTGAACCAGTCGTTCGACTGGAACGCCGCGTCGGCATGCGCGTGGGTCCACCCGTAACCACGCACTAACTAGCGGGCGACGGGACTGGCTGCGGCTGGTCCCGTCGCTACGCGCCAAAACAAGGAGCGGACATGCCCTGGCAAGTCACGATCGACGGCAAATCGATGCTGCTCGACGAACTCACCGAAGACGAATTCGTCGAAGCCGCATCATACGGAGAAGACCTGACGTGGTTGCGGCTCTACGTCGCACCCGCGTCACACCCGAAGGCCTTCTACCGGCTGTTGCAGATCTGCGCGATGAAGATGAAGGTCGACAGCCCGCCGCGGCCGACGAACGTCAAGCAGGCGGCAGAGTTGATTCCCGCCCACATCAAGCAGGTCGACGACGATCTGCCGTCCGAATTCGATGAGGGCGGACTCCCTTTGGGGGAAGCGGACGCGAAGGTGACGCCCACATCATCTACTTCGACCGCACCCGTGGTTGGGCTCCGGAAGTAACACGCCGGCATTCGCTGCGCGACCGTGCGCTGCTGATCCTGGCGGACGAGATGAGGCCGAGTGGCGGTTGACACGCTTGAGACATTCGGAACCCGCATGCGGGTCTTCGTCACGTCTCTCGCCTCCGACATTCCTGCCGCGATCGTCACCGAAACGAAGAAGCTCTACACCGACAGCACCCGCACGTCCGTGCTTGCCGCCACCAACGGTGGCCGGCTCCGCAACGTCGGCAAGTCGGGTGCCAGCGTCGGCGTCTTCAACCGGCAAGAAGGAGCGACCGCGTTCGTCCGCGCTCGCGGGCCGTTGCACCTCATCGAGTGGGACAACTCGCCCCACGAAATTCCGAGCGCCACTCGTACCCGGCGCCAACGTACTGCCGCCGGTCGACTCTCGCACAAGCGCGAGTCGACCGGCCGTCAGTTGTCTCAGCGCCGCATCCTCGTGATCAACGGGAATGTCATCACCGGGCCGGTCAAACATCCAGGCACCAAAGGCAAGCATCCCTTCGAGAAGGGGATCCTTGCCGTCGGTGATGGTGCGAGCGCAGCCTCCCAAGTCGTTTTCCGCAACGCCCTAGAGAGTCTGTTCCGTGGCTAGCGTCGTAGACCAACTACTGCTGCTCATCGAGGCGAACGCGGACGGCGCAGCCTCCGTGATCGCCGCGTTCAGCGCGTCCACGCAAGCCGAGCTTGCCGGCGTCGAAGCGAACGCCGCCGCGAGCGGCACCGCCGCCGGCACCAGCTTCGCGAGCGGCTTCTCAGGCACCGCCACCGCAGGGCTCACGGGTGTCGCCGCGCTCATCGGGGTCATCGGTGGCGGACTGTTCGCTAAGTCGGCTGTCTCTGCAGCCGTCGAATACAACCGTGGCGTCGCCGCGGTCACAGCGACGCTTGCCGCCACCGGCGACACCGCCGGCGTCACCAGCAACCACATCCTCGAACTCGCACATTCCCTCGAACACTCCCAAGCAGTCTTCGCCGGCACCATCGAGTCGGGCGCGGGACTTCTCGCGACGTTCACCGCCGTGCAGAATGTGCCTGGCACCGGGAACAACATCTTCGACCGCGCGCTCGAAGCCGCAACCGCACTCTCGAACGTGCGCGGCCAGCCGCTGCAAACGGTTGTCACGCAGCTCGGCCGTGCGCTCGAAAACCCGGTCACCGGCTCGCAAGCATTGAACCGTTCGGGGCTCGCGCTCGAACAGCAGGACAAGCAGCGGATCGTCAACCTTGCGAAACAGGGTGATCTGCTCGGCGCGCAGAAAGCGCTCCTCGACGCGATCTTCTCCCGCGGGATCATCCAGCAGGGACAGGCGATCGCCGCAGCCGACCCGTTCCAGCAGTGGAACGTCGCGCTGAAAGAATTCAAGACCACGATCGGCGAAGATCTCCTCCCGATCGTGAAGGATGTGGTCGGTCTCGCGACCGAGGGACTGCATGTCTTCGAGGGGCTGTCGAAGCCGATCCGCGAAGCTGCGGAAATCGCTGCGGTTCTCGCAGGATCGTTCCTCGTCATCAAGAAGCTTGCCGAAGTCGGCACCGCATTCCGTGCGATCGCGCAGAACGCCGGCGGGGGAGCCCAGTTCCAAGCTGACGTGCTCGCCGCCGGCGGCGCCAAAGCCGGCGCGAACCTCACCGCAGGCGCAAACGCCGCAGCCGAAACGCTCATCACCGCGGGACGTACCGCCGGCGAAGAATTCGCCGCCACCGCAACCCCCACCTTCATCGCCGCCGTCGATGAAGGTCCGACCGTCGCCGCCGTCGCGGACACGCGTGCGCTCGCCACAGCGAACGTCGACCTCGAAGCCAGCTACGAGGCACTCGGCGGCACCCTCGCGCCCGTCATCGCCGCGTTCAACGCGATCGACGCGTCGATCGCCGAACAGGCCGGCAGGATCTCGGGGCTCGCCGCCGCCGACGCACAACTCTCCGAGGGATACGCGGCGCT